GTAGTTCCGAAAACGTGCATGTTTCCGGACGTGTTGGTAAAACACCATCCGGTGGAGCAACGAATTAACCATACCTGCAAATATAGCAGTTAGCCAATTTCCTGACGGATTCCAACCGTCGACTATAAAGATTGCTCCATTGAAAACCCAAGCATTTAACGCTAGACTCTCTATATAAGAAGTCATGGCGACTAACCAAATTTCATCATGGCCAAGAAACCTGGCCACATTTATCAATATGTCGCCTGCAGCTCGAAGCATTTGTCCGGAGATACTCGTATCGTACTTAGAATAATCACCTTCACCCACTTGTGTAGGTTCAAAAGCAATAATATGCGAGTAAAATTCCGTCCAATCGTGGCCAAGGACACTGATACCTTGATACATCTCAGCAACTGTCGGGATTGACAGAAGCGCGGAGGCAACCCGCGCAAACAACATCTTTCCTAACAATAGCCACTGAAACGAAAGGACACCAAAAATACGAATCTTAGTAGTACCATCTTCTTTTATCTTTGCCGGCTCATCTTTTAATGCTGAGCGAACGAACATAGACATAAACTGACGGTCACACATTTGTTGTAAGGCATCCTTAACAGCGTCTCTCAAATAATCTGATGGATACAAGACCTTACGGCCCTGCATAGCTTCAACTTCTTCACCACGATCATTATACCACTTTATCTCCAAGTGATTCTTCTTTTTCTTCCCGAATCCCAAACCAGCTGCAGTATTTTCATCTACTGGTTTAATGAACCGATCTCCAGGGACACCATTTAAGGTTTCAAAAAGAGTAATTGGTCCATCATACTTGGGGTAATCGATCTCCTGTAATTTCTCAATAACACCATAATAATAGTCTTTCTTCGCATAGTCTAATACCATGGGATTAACAGGATCGATAGGCTTTGTTCCTAGCTGTAAATAGGTAGAATGGTCTCTCCCAGATCGAAATGTTGGAGGTCCCCATTTATTAGGGAAACCCTCCGCCACTAAATATGGACTAAGGATTGACGTCTTCACCTGCGAAACCGGACGAGAGATATACTTCTTATCATAGCCATAATAGGCCATATGAGGAGGCTTTAACTCGTCTCTGATCAAGTAATTTACGCACGAACGAGGGTGATTTTCAATTTCGAGCTCAACAATAACACCGCTCCCACACGAACGAACGTTTGGCAATCCACCCCAAGCCATGTTGATATCTTCACCTGAGAAGTCTGTCCACAAAGTTCCTGTCTTGTCTAAACCAAATCTAGTCTCACAAAAACGAGGAAGTGAAGCTTCAGAATCATCTGTTTCATCACTAGTAGTAACTTCATCCATTTCGGGAATTATAGGCAGTTCATCTTCGGGAGGCTTTAAAAGGCCTAACCGATCAAGTTGTTCGGGATCTACCTGAGGAACCTCTTTCCCAAAATTTCGAATAAGGTCACCCTTAGTAACTGAAAAAGCCATAGCCTCTCCAGCACCATCGCTACCCATATGGAACCCCAAAATAACGTGGGGCTTAGATCTGCTAATTATGACAGACATGCAATCACCTGCTACGGTTGGATACTTAGTCCGATGTCTCGAACCTTGTCCACCTTGAACAGAATGACAAACATATTGGGGATTCCACATGATATCTTGCTCAATATACTTATCCTGTTTCATTGTAATCATGACCGCGGCCATTTTGGAAGTGGCCAATCGCTCAGGAAAGAACTTCAACATATTAGCAAAAGGAAATGAGGTGTCACTATTGAACTTGGCAAAGTCCGTTTCATCCACCCGCTTCCTATTGTAAAGGATAGCACGAGCTACTGTGTGGTTTGGTTTACCATCAATAAAAGGCTCTCTCTGAATCTGAACATTATACATATCCTGAGCTCCAATATGATGAGGAACTAAGACAATATTCTGATTAACAAAGAAACCTTGACCCTCAACAAATTTACCTTCAGAAGTAACTCCAGGAAAAACTTTCATGCGAACCAAATTTGCAGGTATCACACTTTTAACTTGTTCAAAGGTCATCGAGTTTAGCTCCATAGGAGCTGGAATCTTTTCTCGATAGGTTACCAACCATGGATTCTCCTCCTTTTGTCTCTCCTCTACATCAACCATATCTTTTGGATCAATCGTCTCAGGAGAAAACTCAGTCTGTTTCCAAACAGAGCTTATCATCTTATACACCGAAACTGCAGCTATAATGGAAAGAGCTATAAACGGCATTGGATTAGTTCCGTTCCCCTGTTCAATACGACGACGCTGACACGCCATCAAAAGAGTTCGAGACCAATGTGAGACAGAAGAAAAAAGATCATAAGTCAGAATCGCTAAAGTCAAAAACATCACAGGCCAAAATAAAACACAAGGCAAGAGAATACAGAACACGCGAACTGAAGAGAAGGACAAACTATAAATGCCCAAAACACACAAAATCAACTTGAAATAATCGCTGAATCTTCCGCGTGCAAAAGCTAGGACAAAATAATAGTAAAAACGAGAAGTCCAAAACTCCCACCAAACTCGATACCAAACTCGAAACCGCTCGAGACGAGTTGATGGAAGGGGTCTCCTAAAAATGCGCCGATAGAACGAAGCAAGACGAACCGTTAGCGAAAATGACCAATCATGGTCAACAATATATCGTAAAACGGCATCTAATCGAGCACTATCAAGGAGAGTTCCCAGAGCAAAAAACTCTGGATTGACGGTTGTATCAGGAATAACAGCTTCCAAGGCATTCTGAATATTCAATTTTTTCTTAATGAACTCAGCTTCCTGAACGTCTTCTTCTGAACAACCACAACTTGCTGTACCAACAACTTGGCCACAGCTGACACATCTTGGGCGTTGATAAAGGCCATTCTGATACCTAACATACTCACGCTGTTCAATAATACGTCGGCGAACCGAATCAGTGTAGTGCTTATAAAAAGCAGCTTCTTTCATCCACGGACCAACATTAACCTGGCGAACCGCAGTTCCAGTCCAAGCAATTTCGTAAGTCCGAAACTTATTAACACTAATATTATCTCGGCCAGCCTTATTTACAGCATCGGCATTGATTCCTCCATCTGCATTAGCATACTCTTCACACACAGCAACTTCAATGTGAGAAATTCGCCTCTTATAAGAAGCAACCACATGAGTAACTCTATGTAGACCACCATCAACCAAATTAGTGGTACCAACAACAGACAAGGGAGAATGGAAAATTTTACCTTTATCTTCAACAGCAGCTTGATTAGAAGGAGAAGGAACATTGTTTACAATAGCAATAATTTGACCCATACAAGTCTCACTTGGATCAACATTGTCATCTTTAATATTTCCAACATCATCTGCTGTAAAGCACGTAACGTCATTTCGAAGACCAGAATCATACTTAT